ACTGCGGATACGGATATGTCCCCGTTGTGGGGCAAGATACGGAAGACAGCCCGCTTTATCAAGGACTGACGGGATAACGCTTATCTGCCCCGATTGTGGCACACGTGAGGCTCTTGAGAGCATCGGTGTCGGAATAGAGGAACAGGAACAGATTCTCGAAGCCATCCACAGATCACAGCAGTAATATGTACAATTCCTCCGGCAGATTTTTGTGTACATTACGTGGCAGATATGACTGGATAATATCTGCATTCAGAGCGAATATGTACTTACCGAAAGGGAAAACAAAGAAAAAGCGGAGGTACAGGAAAATGAAACAGAACACGGTATGGATGGTAAAAGCGCTTATGGCAGAGAAACCGGGCAGACTGGTATGGAAGGATTTCAAGGCATTTACAAACGCAGCCGAGGCTGACAACTGGCTTTGCAGCTTTGTAATGAAGAACGGTTACAGCATTACAGATTTCAACATTGTAAAAATAACACTTAATAAATAAACGAAATTGAAAGGCCTCTACGGAGGTCTTTTATTATGTCCATTTTTAGAGGAGGTGAGGACAGTGGCGCAGAGAGGAAGAAAACCAAAGCCTACGGCAGTAAAGGTGCTTGAGGGCAATCCGGGCAAGAGAAGCCTTAATACGGGCGAACCAAAGCCTGAGAAAAAGGCCCCGCGCTGTCCGGCATGGCTTGAGGATGAGGCAAAGAAGGAATGGAAGCGGATGGCAAAACAGCTGGAGCATCTGGGAATCCTTACGGAAATCGATATGGCAGCATTCGCAGGATATTGTCAGGCATATGCGAGATGGAAAGAGGCAGAGGAGTTCATTACACAGCACGGGACCATCGTAAAAACCCCGAGCGGATACTGGCAGCAGGTACCGCAGGTGTCCATTGCCCAGACCTATCTGAAGATCATGAATAAGTTCTGTGAGCAGTTCGGTCTGACCCCGTCTGCAAGAAGCCGTATCTCCACGGATAGCGGTGAGGATAAGCAGAACGATGAAATGGAGCTTCTGCTTGTGAAAGGCGGTGCAGGATAATGTTTGACAAGGCAAAAGCAGACCATGCGGTCAATTTCATAAACTGCCTGAAACACACCAAAGGAAGGTGGCGGGGAGTTCCGTTTGAACTTCTCCCGTGGCAGGACGAGATCATCCGTACCCTTTATGGGACTGTAAAGGAAAACGGATACAGGCAGTACAATACCTGTTACTGTGAGATACCAAAGAAAAACGGAAAATCGGAGCTGGCGGCTGCCATTGCACTGTATATGACATGCGGTGACGGTGAATGGGGAGCAGAGGTTTACGGCTGTGCTTCCGACAGGCAGCAGGCTTCCATCGTATTTGATGTTGCG